TGTTGATTACGAGTTGCCGTTAAGACTCACGCTGTCGGGTGCTGACAGATGGGGTCAGCCAGGCGTTAACAGATTCGACACTTTGAGAATGATGTCTCAAACGCTTAGAAAGCGCAACTCAAGTCCGACTCTGGCAATTATGGAGCTAAGCGTTGCTAAGTCTCTAATGGCTGACGCAGAATGGAAAGAGATGCTTGATAATCGTCGCATGGAAATGGGCATGATTGCACCGGGTCCAGTAACAAACATATTTGAGGCTGCTCAATATTTCGGTCAAATCAAACGCGAGGGAATCGGTATCATCGACTTGTTCACGTACGATGGAACATACAAAAATGAAAACAACGAAGAAGTTCCATATCTCGACGAGGGCAGAATCCTTTTGTGCTCAGCGGATGCGATGCAAAACAGAATGTTCTTTGGCGCACACACGTTCATGGACGCAGATACGAAACAATTTATGACCGTTGAGGGCAGATACACGCCGCAAATTTTCCATGACCCACGTGCTGGCTCTGGAACAATGACGACAATGGTTACAAGCAGACCTCTACCAGCTCCATACAAGGTGGACAGCTGGTGGAGTGCGAAAGTTCTGTAGGAGGTATAGAGATGGCATATATTGCAAAAAACATTGTAATTCACAAAAAGAAAACATACAAGCCGGGTCAGCAGATTCCGCTGACAGACGCAGAAGCAGCTCCGTTATTGAAAGACCGTGCGGTTGCATTAGTTGGCGACACCGAAGCTGAGGCTGATAAGAAAGTAGTATCAGCTAGCAAAGAGGTTGAGGCTGCGAATGCGAAAATCGCGGAGCTTGATGCGAAGCTGAAAGAGGCGGAAGAAAAACTTGCAGCATCAGAAGCCGAAAAGGCGGAGCTTGCGGCGAAAATCGCGGAGCTTGATGCGAAGCCGGAGGACGAGAGCAAGCCAGACGGTGCAGAGCAAAAACCTGCCGGTGGAAAGAAGTAGCGGAGGTGAACACATGCCATACGTAGCGAATTATGTACAACGCCATAACGGCGTGTTGTACCAAAAAGACGAGGTCATGCCGCTGACATATGCAGAGGCGCAAGAGCTGATTAAGCACAAGGCGGTTTCGTTGAAACGCGAAAAGACTGCACCACTTGTCATAGGCGACGAGCCTAAAAACAAACGGTCAGGTGAGAGCAAATGACGTTCAAAGACCAAGCGTTCAGAGATATCGACGGCGTATTTTTAAACACTGATGAGTTTGCGTTCGACGTAGAATTTTACATCGGTGGTCAGACGAAAAAAATAAAATGCGTACCAGACGATGACCGATTGGTTGACAAGACCGACATGGCATCTGTCGGAATAGCACTCGGCGAACGCTTGATTTTCGTTAAAAAATCAGACTTGCCTGTTAAGCCGATGCCTGACGCAAGAGTCAAGTATGACGGCGGAACTTGGTTTGTGCGGAATGTGACTGATAATTTCGGTATGCTCGAGATTAGGTTAGGAAAAGAGAAGACGTAAAGAAAGTGAGTGTGTATGGGAAAAGGTTATGTTTTTAAACCGACAACCGACGCGCCTGTTGCAATTTCACTGACGCCCGATAGTGGCACACTAGCAGCGTGGCAATTAGCGACGCGAGGCATCGTTGACGTTGATAAGTTCAATGAAGCATTAGCACACGCCATCAACAGGACGAAAAAAGCGACGCAAACACAAGCGGTCCGGGAGGCACAAGCGCAGTATACGGTCAAGCGTGACGAAATCATAAAGACGATTCAAGACACGCCAAGAGCTACGGCGCAACGCACGTCTGCCGTGCTGCTGTTCACTGGTAAGCGTATTCCGCTGCTGAAATTCATCGTGAAGCCTAAAACGCCAAACCGGGGCTTTAAAGGGATATCTCCGAAACAACGACCTGGCGTATTCGTCCAGATTCGCAAAGACGGCGGCGGTCAAGCACCGCACCTGTTCGTGCTACAGGGTATCGGTAAAAGCCCAGAGCCAAGAGTGTTTAGTCGAGCAGAGTACCATAAATATTCGATATTCCCGGAATCAGGTCCGGGTATCGTGTCTATGGTCGGAAACGAAGAAGCAGTCGCAGCAATTCAAGGCAGAGCCGATGAAATGTTGTCGCAAAGGATTGACCATGAAATGAAAAGGATTCTACAGAAATAGCGGAGGCGGTAAATGATATCAAAAAACTTGCGAACACCAACAGATTTAATACTGGAATTAGCAGAGCGTGTCAAGGAAGCCACGAAAGACCTACGCTTCCCAGAGTCGAACGGCAAGCATGAAGTCCGCGCTCCGAGAGTATGGACACAACATTTGCCGGAGAAGTTAGGGGAGGGCATGAGCGACCCTGCGGATTTTCCGTTTGTGCTTGTTGCACTCGGTGGAGGCAATGCGCCAGAGCAGAGCCTAGCCACATGCACCGTAGCGATATGGTGTGCAGCATGGGATGACGGACTGTATCTCGACATGGAGGGTAACCCGATACCATGCAAGCGTGACGAAGATGGAAACATCGTAGCACTTGATGGTAGCACTGGTCTTGTTGTCCGAGACAAACAAGGATGGCTATATGTCAGTGAAATGGTATGGCGTATCGTGGTTGAGATTGCGAAAAACCCATACATCGGACCATTCGTGCTTGAGTATCCGCTAAGCTTCGATATTCCAGTCGAAGCAGCACCAGACGAACATTGGCACGGCGTCATAAACCTGACGTGGACGATACCGATACCGACGCAGCTCATCGACCTAGAAAACCAAAATTTTTATAACCCACAGCCTCTCGTCGGACAGACGGAGGCTATCGATACATTAGAAAGGACGTGAACGAATGTCATTTTTAAATCACGGCGTAAACACATTCGAGACACCGACCAGCATAACGCCCCCGGTCACGGTTGCAAATCCGACGGTATTCATCGGAACAGCACCGTCGCATAGAGGTACAAATCAAGCCGTCGGCGTTCCGATAGTCGCTCATTCGTGGGCGTCGGCGATTTCATCGCTCGGATACTCTGACGATTGGGATAAGTGGACTCTCTGCGAGGGCATGGACACCGAGTTCAGGATGTTCGGCGTATCTCCGACGGTATTCATAAACATGTTTGACGCATCAAGGACAAATCCAGCGACAGGGCTTGAGCCTCTGCTGGTTACAAGCGGCAGAGCATTTATTGCAGACGAGCTTGCAGTGCTTGACACGCTCGTAGTTACAGGCGGAGAGGCTGAGGTTGACTACGTCGCGGAATACGTTCCGGGCGGAATATCGATAACACCATTGCCAGGCGGAACGCTTGCGACAGCAACCACTCTAACGGTTGCATATCATGTTGTAAACGCAGGGTCTGTAACGTCTGCTGACATCATCAAAGGCATTGATGCCCTTGACCATGTATTCCCACGCCTGAGAATGGTGCCGGGCTTAATTTTAGCACCGGGATGGGAAGACAACCCAGAGGTTGCAGTGAGGTTGTTTGCGAAACAGCACAACATCAACGGAATTTTCAGAGCAATGGCACTCACAGACGTGCCAAAATCTGTTGCGTCGTACATGGACGTGCCGATGTGGAAAGAGCAGTCGGGATTGTCGGGTCATGCAGGCGTTATCTGTTTTCCGCGCGTGTCGCTAGGAGACAGAACGTATCACATGTCAACGCAGCTAGCCGGACGCATGAGACGTATAGACTTCAATAACGGCGGAGTGCCGTTTGTATCACCGTCGAACCAGACGCTGAGAATGGACAGGATGACGTGGGGCGGCGATGAACTAATTTTGGATATCAATCAGGCAAATTTCCTGAATGATAATGGCATCGTAACATCACTGAATTGGATTGGCGGATGGCGTGCATGGGGTAATCGCACGGCGATATTCCCGGGCTCAACCGACCCTAAAGATTCATGGATACCGATACGCAGAATGTTTAACTGGATAGCAAACGAGATACTGCTGACATATTGGCAGAGAGTATCAATGCCGATTCAAGCGGTACTCATCGACAACATCGTATCATCGCTGAACTTGAGGTTCGACGGCTTGACGTCGCAAGGGTTTATACTCGGCGGACGTGTTGAGTGGCATCCGGAACAAAACCCTGCAACGGACATCATGAACGGAATTATCCGATTCCATGTGTCGGTTTGTCCACCAGTGCCAGCACAGCAGATTGATTTCTGGCTGGAGTTCGACCCGTCGTACTTTGAGACGCTGGCGTCGAACATAGGATAGGGGGTGCAGATATGCATAAAATTTCAATTAGAACGGCACAATATAATCTGTTTGTTGATGGCGGTCAAAGGCAACGAGAGACTGCAACTGTAACGCACCCATCTTACGAGGGCTTAGTAGAAACAGTCACAGGCGCGGGCATCATGGGAGAGCTCGAAGTAGTAACCCCGGGGCATCATTCAGCGTTAACTCTCGAAATTGCGTGCAGGATGTTAGGCGAGGATTTATCGAAATTGTCAGTCGGAAGCACGCACACATTCGACCTGCGCTCAGCGGTGCAGACAGAGGATGTAACGACGGCAGCGGCAGGCACTAGACCTGAAAGATATCAATATGTGGGCGTTGTCAAGTCGATTAGTCACGGAACACTAGCACCAGCGTCGTTCGCTGATGCGACAATTTCAGTAGCAGTTCGCAGAGCTGAGAGGTGGATTGATGGCAGACAGGTTCTAAAAGTAGACGTGCTGAACAGCATCTACGTCAAAGATGGGGAGGATATGTACGCACAAATTCGCGCGGCAATAGGCGGATAATATATTAGGAGGAACACATGATTATCAAACTAGACGAGACATTCACATACGAGGACGTGAGCATTGACGAGATTAACCTCGACTTGCAAGGCAAGATGACGCCTCCAATGAGAGAACGCATCGAAGCAGAATTTCGTAGAAAGGTAAATTCGTCGAATGACAAAATGACCACAGATGCAGCGGCAACGCCAATACTGGATAGCAGGTTCAGAAATATTGTAATTTCAAAATGCACCGGACTGCGTCAAGAAATCTTCCTGAATGACAAATTCCCATATGAGACTTACGATGCGATGCACATGGCGGTGATTTATTTTTTCGGGATGTATTCCGAGCCTTCTACGGAGCTTCCGGAGACGGATTCGGAATCGACGACGATTACAGCGGACGAGACTTCGGTCGAGACCTCCGAAAGTCAATCGTAATACTCGCAAGGTACACGCATACATCGGTGACATATTGGATGGATATGCCGATATGGGATATCCTTGACTGGATAGATATATGCGGAAAATTGGCTGACGAAGAAGCGGAGCGAGACGCACAAAGAGAAAAGGAAGCCATAGGAAAAATTAAGCAAGAGCAGAAAGGGGGCTGACGCAATGGCACAAGGAAATAAGAAAGAGCACTCACTCGGATTTATCATTGGCGCACAGCTCCAGTCCTCTTTTCCTGCTGCATTCCGAAACGCCGAAAAGCAAATCCTCGCATCACGAAAAGCGGTCAAAAACGCCCAAAAGGCGTGGGGCGACTTCGGACGTAACGCAGGCAGGTTAATCGGTGGCGTGACAGTAGCAGCTGCTGGAGTAACCGCCGCAGTTTTCAAAATGACAGACGCCGTCGCTCAACAGGGCGACCGGGCGGTTAAAAATGCAAGGCGGATGGGAATATCCATCGAGGCATACCAAGAATTAGAATACGCATTTGGTCAGGCTGGAATTGAAGCCAAACGATTTGAATATATGATGCGGCGAGTAGACAACGCAGTCACTCAAGCCGCACGAAGCGACAGCGGAATTGCGAGATTCGCGGAGATGACAGGGCTGTCGGCAACAAAACTTGCGAACATGGACGCGGAAACACGCATCAAAAGGCTTGTCGATTATGTTAACAGCCTCGAAGACCCTGTTAAACGCAATAGCGTTGCAATGGATTTGTTCGGACGCAACGCAGCGGAACTGACACGCCTGTTAGAAACAGGTTCAGAGGGAATTAATAAGCTCCGAAAAGAGGCAAGAGACACCGGCAACGTTATCTCGGAGCAGGTAGCGAAGCAAGCCGAGACCTACAACGACATGAAAAACCGACTTCGAGCGACCATCAGCGGCGTTCGGGTACAACTGTTCAGCGGACTGATACCGACATTCACAGACGCGTTCAAAGATATCGGGACACAATTGCAGTCCGTAGACTGGGCGGCATGGGGTGAAAAGATATCAGGCTGGGTACGTGACGCAGTGCCGCGAATGAGGGAATTGGCGTCATCTGTAGGTGCGTTTGCCTTGCGGATTCGAGACGGCATAAACGCCGTTGT